GACAGGTCCACCGGCTCGGCCGCGGGGGCCTGGACGGTGGCCTCGGTGGCCAGGTCGGTCATGTCGGTGTCTCCCCGTGCTTCTAGTACCTGTGCCGACGGGTAGGCCCCGGCCGGCAGGATGGCCACCTTGCGAAGGCTGGCCTTGACGCGCTCCACCACCCCATCGCTGCGGTGGCGGCTGCGCTCTGGCTTGAACACCACGGAGGCCCTGGTCAGGACCCCATCGTGGTACAGGGTCAGCAGGTCCCGGCCCGCGGTCGTGTCGCTGATGCGGGCCTGCAGGACCGGCCCCTGGCCATCGTCCATGAGGGCCTGACCCCGGCCCACGATGGCCCCACCGTGGGCCTGGCTCTCCACCAGGACGGTGGCCGGGTCGCTGTCAGCGAAGGCCCCGCGAGCGAAGGCCTCCAGGCCCTGCGGGGTGTTGGCGACCTCCCCCCAGCTCAGGAGCCTGACCAGCAGCGTGCGGCCGTCCTCGGGGAGGGCCGCCCGCTCCTGGTCAGAGAGGAGGAGGAGCTGCGCGTCACGGGTGTACTCGTCGGTCATGCGGGGACCTCCACCAGGCTGCCGTCCTGGGCCAGGCTGGGCACCGGCTCATAGAGCTGCGCGGCCGCAGGGCCGGCCGCCGGCCAGCCCTCGAACGCGCGGGCCTCCGGGGCCGTCAGGATGCCGGACGTGATGGCCTGGGCGTACACCGCGAAGCGGGTGCTGACATCGGCCCTAGTCAGCTCGCTGAGGGCGTAGCGCACGGCCTTGGTGCGGGGTACCAGGTCGGATAGGGCGCTCTCCACCGGGGCCAGGTACAGGGGCAGGATGGTCAGCTTGACCACCTGGTCAGCGATGGCGTCCACGTTGGAATAGTTGACGCTGCTGCCGGATGTCTCGGCCAGCAGGAGCGGACCCGGCACGCCCATCATGCGGGCCACCGTGGTGGCCCCCTGGCTGCGGGCCTCGGTCAGCTGCATCCGCTGCGGGTCCACGTCGGGGAAGATGGGGTCGATGCCGTAGCCGGCCACGGCCGGCTCACCACCCAGGGTGGCGTCCCGCCGGCTCTCGGCCCATTGCGTCCGCAGGGCCTGGGCCTCGGCCTTAGTCATCTTGGTGGCGACCTTGAGCACCGTGCTGGGCACGCCACCGCTGCCGAAGCTGGAGGCCGCGAACTCCTCGGCTGCGGCCAGGATGCCCAGGTAGTGCAGGCTGCGCCGCAGGACGCTGCTGCCGTGGAGCTGTCCGGCCCGCCGGTTGATGGCGACGTGGTAGATGTCCCGGCCGTGGACCAGCTCCTCTCCGCGCCAGCTGTACGTGGGCAGGAAGCGCCGGTCGTCCCAGCTGACCTGGACCTCATCGTGGGGCAGGACGATGGCGTGGCCTGGGTAGCCCTCCAGCCAGCTGCCCAGCCGCAGGAAGGCCTCCCCCTCGGTGACCAGCTCCCACAGGACCTGGGCCTGCCACTCCTGGCGGCTGCGGAAGGGGTCCGGCCGGCGGATGATGCGCGGCTGGTACTCGCTGGCCACCCCGGCCGTGTACTCCAGGGCCGCGAAGCCGGCCCCCAGGCTGGTCAGCAGCTCGACGGCTCGGCCGATGGCCGGCAGGGCCAGGGCCTCGGCCAGGCTGAACGTGGAGGCCCGCGCCGCGATGGCGGCCGCGATGCTGTCCTCCAGGCTGCCGCGCTGGTGGACCGGCTCGGCCTGGGGGATGCTCCAGCCCTGGCCGAAGATGCTGCGCCACAGGTCCATGAGCGGATGGTAGAGCCGACCCCTGGGGGGCACGCAAGCCCTGGCTGCGCCAGGAGGCCGATTTCCGAAGCCAGGAGGCCCGACAGGGCCGCTAGTGGTGGTGGAGACTGCTCCGGGGGTCAGCGGCCGCTGTAGGGCCGTTGTAGGCGCTCCTGGTGGCATCTACGGCACATCGGCCGGACGTTGGCCGGGTCCAGGGCCAGCTGGGGGTGCGTGGAGACTGGCCGGATGTGGTCGGCCTCCAGCTGGGTGGTCACCAGGCCGCAGCTGCTGCAGCGGCCGGCGGCCACGGTGGCGGCCCGCAGCTGCTGCCAGGCCTTGGAGCTGCGGAGCCGGCGGGGGGTGGTGCCGTGCCGCCAGCAGCGCCGGCCTGGCTGCAGGACGCGGCCGCAGCGGGTGCAGGTCGTGGTCACAGGACCCACACCCCTGGGTCGGTGTCCTGGCTGCCGAAGTTGTGGGCCAGGACCGCGGCCACGGCCAGGTCGATGTTGGGCCGGTGTATCAGCCTGGCGTCCTTGCGGATGAGGGTGCCCATCGCGCTCGGCTCGGCCACGGCCCCCAGTACATGGTCCCGGAGGGCGTCGTGGCCATCGTGGACCAGCTCCCCCAGCCGGACGCTGGTAGCGAAGCGGTCCACCATCGGGCCGAAGCGGCCCCTGGCCCCGGTGTTCTGCTCCTGGACCCGCTCGGGGTAGCGGTCGGCCAGCTCCTCCAGCTCCTGCCGCCAATGCCAGGGGTCGGCGTAGAGGGTGGCCTGCCAGCGGGTCATGGCCCGGTCGATGGCGTCGATGACCTCCCGGCGGGGCACGCGCCAGCCCTTGGCCGCGTGGGCTGGAGCTGCCCAGTAGCCCAGGACCCACACGTTCATGCCCCGTGCCAGGACCAGGGCCGTGGTGTCCCGGCCAGGGCCTCCCACGGAGCCATCGAAGCCCAGGGCCACGCTGCTGCCGTCAGGGGGCAGCTCCTCCTCCACGGCCAGCAGGTCCCAGTCCTCGGCCTTGACCCAGCTCTCCTCCCGGCTGGCCCACAGGCCCAGCCGGAAGGTCAGGAAGTCGGCGCGGCTCTCGGTCAGGGCGTTGGAGCGGATGGCCTCCACGTCCAGGAAGCCGGCCCGGACGGCTGGGTTGGCGGCCCGGATGGTCCGGTGGTCGTAGGGGTCGCTCTCGGAGCCTGGGGGAGCTGCGACCTCGTGGTACACCAGGCCCTTGGGGGGGTCAGGGCTGAGGGCCGCGCTGCGAAGCCGCCACATCTGCCCCCGGTCGAAGCCGGGGGTCCCCATGCCCACCAGCTGGCTGTCGGGGTGCTTGCCCAGGCCCAGGGCCAGGGCCGACCAGACACCATCGTCCACGAAGCCGACCTCATCTATCAGGGCCAGGCTGGGCCGCCGGCCCTGGAGGCCACGGACGGTGGAGGGGAGGGCCGTCACGCTGGCCCCGGTGGCCAGGAAGTCGAAGCGGTGGGCGCGGGCCGTGCCGTGAAGCACCAGCTGGCCGGCCAGCTCGGGGTGGAGGGCCAGGGCATCGTAGGCCTGCTGCCAGGCCACCAGGGCCTGCTCCTCTTTGGTGGCCACGATGATGACCCGGCCGCCGGGGGTGGTGGCCGCGTGGTGGGCGGCCAGGTAGGCCAGGAGGGCTGTCTTGCCGTTGCCCCTGGGCATGGACACCACGACCTGGGTGGGCGGCTTGGTGGAGCCATCCTGGGGGTCCAGGACATCTCGCAGGATGCGCCGCTGGAAGGCGTGGAGCCGGACCGGCTGGCCCAGGCCGTAGCCCTCGGTGACGCGCAGGTAAGCCTCCACCCAGCGGACCGCGAAGGCCGACCTGGGCAGCCTGGCCCAGCGGTCCCAGGGCATCGGCTCCCCGGAGGGCAGGGGTGACAGCTTGGCCCTGACCCCCTGGGTGGTGCGGCTGCGGTTGACCAGGCTGCGGGGGGTCACGGCCGGCTGCGCCGGCCTGGGGTCATCCCCGGCCGGCTTGCGGCTAGCTGCGGTCACGCTGCGGCTCCACTAGGTCCAACGGACGCGAGGGCTGCGGTCTTGTGGAGGCCCCCCGTTCCCGAAGTCGGGGCCTGTCACAGGCCGGCTGGCGAGGCACCCACAGCCAGCCCACACACCCCCCCTTTAGTGGGGGGTGTGGGTGGTCGGTGCCATCGGGCCTCGGCTGTGGGTGTCGTGGGTGGTCGCTGTGGGTGGTCATGCCAGGCTGTACTCCACCCGCTGGGCACCACCCACGGCTGTGGCCACGGTCCTGGTGCTGGCCCCCAGCTCCACCACCCAGCTCCTCCAGCTGGACGCTGACCCGCCGGCCCGCAGGGCCAGCTCGGTGACGGTCAGCCAGCCCTGCCGCAGCAGCTCCTGGCCCTTGGCCCTGGGGGAGGCAGGGGCCAGCTGGCCCATCGGCACCAGCTGCAGGCTGATGGGCACGATGCCCTCGTACTCCACGTCCACCCTCCAGGCCTGGCCCTTGACCAGGCCCTCCACGTCGGTGGCCTTGTGACAGGTCAGCGTCTTGGTGCCGTCGTCGTCCACCAGGCCCAGGCTGACCCTAGGCACGTTGTGCCAGTACACGCTGCCGTAGGCCTTGCGGCTGTCGCTGCCCTTGGCGTGGTGGGCCAGGACCAGCCAGGGCACCCCGCTGGCCTTGGCGGCCTCCTGGAGGGCCGTCGCAGCGTCAGGCCCCCACGGCTCTGCCCCCTGGGGCGTGAAGTAGGCCGCGCTGTCCACCACCACCAGGCCGAAGCCGGCAGCGGCGTAGTCCTGGGGGTCGATGGCACCACCACGGTGCCCCACCCACCAGACACGCTCCAGCTCGGCCCCCAGGCCCTCCAGCCGCCGCAGCCACTCCTGGGGGTGGCCCTCAGCGTCCAGGACCATGACCCTGCTCTCCAGGCTGGCCTGGGCGGCCAGCCAGGCCGCTAGGGTGCCCTTCCCCGCCGACCCATCCCCGTGGACGACCGTAACGGCTCCAGGTTCAGGGTGGAGGAGCTGGAGCCAGGCCGCTGGGTCGGGCCTGCGGTCCATCGCCGCGAAGCTGACCGGGGTGCGCCAGTCAGCAGGGCCATGACCTCCCGCGCCAGCCTCCCCGTAGGGCCGGCCTCCAGCATCCTCTGCTCCCGGTCGGTCAGGGGTAGGGCCGGGGCCAGGGGCACCCCAGGGGGCGGCTCCCAGCCCGTCAGGGCCTCCAGCCGGATGCTGTTGGAGCCAGTAGGCCCAGGCGTCGGTGTCGCGCTCGGGGCCGTTGTGGAGGGGGCTGGGGTCTGACCAGCTGAGGGGCATAGGGGGGCCTCCAGGCCAGCCTGCAGCTCATCTAGCAGCTGGCGCATCTCGGTGGGGGTCATGGCTCTGTCTGTACGCTCAGGCATCGGTGTCCTTACGCTCGGCCAGCTGGGGGCAGCTGGCCCTGCGGTGGAGGGCCGGCAGGCTCTTGCGGCTGCACAGGTAGCACCAGGCCTCGGCTGGGGCCTGGTAGTAGCGGTACCCCTTGGCCTGCTCGGCCCGCGACAGCTCCGGGGGGTCCCCGTGCTTGCCCCCCTGGCCGTAGCGGCCGCTCATGGCGACCAGGGCCTGGTGTCACCCAGGGCTGCGCTCTCCAGGGCCACCCAGGCCCAGCCGCCGGCATGGCCGGCGGCACCGGCCACGTAGCGGGCGACCACGGCCTCAGCTCCAGCCTTGGAGGCCTCGGCCACCAGGTCCAGCCGCTCGCCGGGTGTCAGCAGGGCCGCAGGGTTGCCGGTGGCCCGCTGGGTGCGCTTGACCTGGACCAGGGCCGGCAGCCTGTCGTCCCGCAGGGCCATCAGGTCATACGTGCCCTTGGAGGCGTAGCGCCGGGTGACCACCCAGCCGGCCTCCAGCAGCCTCTTGCGGGCCAGCAGCTCGGCCCCGTAGCCGCGTGCGTAGGGGGTCACAGGACGGCCCACAGGGTCAGGATGGCTCCTGACACCACTACGGGGCCCGTCGGGCGTCCTGGCTTCCTAGAGGGGCCTGGGCGGGGCCGTCCTGTGCGTCCTGACGTAGCCCTTGGCCGGGGCGACCTTGGGGGGCGCGATGATGTCCCCCAGCTTGGTGAAGCCCTGGTCATCCTCGACCAGGACGAACAGGGCACCGCGGCCCACGATGCTGTCAGCACCCTGCGGCTGCAGCGGGTCCAGGCCCAGGGCCTGCAGGAAGCCGTAGGCCTTGGTGCCCTTGCGGGTGGACAGGCTGGTCAGGGTGTCCACGGTGTAGTCCTGGCCGTGTTCATCGGTGACCTCGGCCGTCCAGCGGACCAGGGTCTTGTCCCCGTACTTGGTGGACAGGTCGATGACCTCCACCTTGGTGACGATGCCGGGGTACGTGCCGATGGGGGCCTCGGGCATGGGCGTGAAGATGTCAGACATGGGTAGGCTCCAGCTCCTCTTGGGTGGGGGTGGCCGGGGCCGGCTTGGCCCCGAAGATGACAGCCGGCTGGGCCGGCTGGGCTGGGGGGATGCGAGGCCGCAGGTGTTCCTCGTGGAACAGCTCCACGGCCTCCAGGATGTCCCGGAAGGCCCCCCAGTCGGCCTCCACGGGCACGGTCACCAGGCGCGACCCTGTGAGGGCCGCGACCCAGCAGACGCTGCGGCCGGTGAGTAGCAGCTGCGCTTGGGCCTGCCAGCGCACGTAGGCTGGTATCTCGGCCCAGGCGTAGGTGACCTTCACCTCCACCAGGCCTGGCCCGTAGCCCCTGTGTGGAGCTGCGTAGGCGTCAGGGCTGGCGGACAGCGGAAGGCTCGGGTGGGTGTAGGCGCGGTGGCAGGCCCTGGCGCGCAGGCCCTCCCAGCGCAGCATCCGCAGGACGTGGGGCTCCAGGTACTGGCCCACGCGCATGGGGCCGTTCAGCTCCTGCTGGCGGCCCTCGGTGATGCGCTGGTACACGTCCAGCGCGGTCATGTACGGGTGTTCGCCCAGCAGGGCTGCCACCTCGCTGGCCCCGATGCGGCCAGCGCGAGCTGCAGCCTGGGCTGCGTTCAGGCCCACAGTGCGACCACCAGGTGGCTGCCGAAGTACAGGGCAGCAAGCGCCACCACGGCGTAGCCGACGGCTGTCAGCAGCCGGTCGGGCAGGTCGTCCTGGCTCACAGGGCGGCCGACAGGAAGGCCCAGGCCACGTAGCCGGTGACCAGGTAGCTCAGCGTGGTGACGGCTCCCAGCAGCAGCAGGCCTAGCCGGATGAGTACCTCACCGATAGGGGTGTCCATGGGTCAGCTCCAATCCTGGCCCCTGGGGGGAGCTGACCACCCCCAGGGGCCGGTTGTGTTGCGTATGTGTCAGCTCAGGTGACGGATGTTACCCCAGGTCATCCTCGGGCTGCTCGGCATCCTCGGAGCCTGGGTCGTCCACGTCATCCGTGGTGGCCCAGCCCTCGTCAGCCGGCACGTCATCCTCGACCAGCTCGGCCGGCAGCTCGGCTCCGTCCTGGGCCTCGGGTGCGTCACTCATGGCGACCTCCAACAGCT